CACCGATCCGGCCCCGGAGAGCGGCACGGCCAACATGGAGGCATTCAGCTTCGGCGACCCGGCGCCGGTGCTCGATCGCTACGACTTCCTCTACGCCGGGATCTGGCAGTCGCCCTACGAATGGTACGAACCGCCCGTCGACCTGCCGGCACTGGCGAAGTCCTACCGGGCGACCGCGCACCACGGATCCGCGCTGCAGGTGAAGCGGAACATCCTGGTGAAGACCTTCCAGCCGCACCCGTTGCTGAGCCGCCGCGACTTCGCCTCGGCGGCGCTGGACTACCTCGTCTTCGGCAACGCGTACCTCGAGAAGATCTACGGCCGGCTCGGCCGCTTCCTCGGGCTGCGATCGGCGCGCGCCAAGTACGTGCGCCGCCACGCGGATCTGGACCGCTACTGGTGGGTGCCGAACTGGTTCGATCCCCAGAAGTTCCCGCGCGGCCGGCTGATCCACCTGATGGAGCCGGACATCGACCAGGAGGTGTACGGCGTGCCCGACTACCTCGGCAGCCTGCAGAGCGCCTGGCTGAACGAGAGCGCGACGCTGTTCCGGCGCAAGTACTACCTGAACGGGAGCCACGCCGGGTTCATCCTCTACATGAACGACGCCGCCCAGAAGCAGGAGGACATCGACGAGATGCGCAAGGCGCTCAAGGAGAGCAAGGGCCCGGGCAACTTCCGCAACCTCTTCCTCTACGCGCCCAACGGGAAGAAGGACGGCGTGCAGCTGATCCCCATCAGCGAGGTGGCCGCCAAGGACGAGTTCTGGAACGTGAAGAACGTCACGCGCGACGACCAGCTCGCCGGCCACCGCGTGCCGCCGCAGCTGATGGGAATCATCCCGCAGAACAGCGCCGGGTTCGGTGACGTCGAGAAGGCCGCCCGGGTGTTCGTCGCCAACGAGCTCGAGCCGCTCCAGGAGGTCTTCCGCGAGATCAACGACATCCTCGGCGAGGAGGTGGTCCGCTTCCGCCCCTACGTCCTCGAGGAATCCAGCGCCCCAGCCCTCGACCCCGCGCGCTGACCAGGCGCGCAGCTCCGCAGTCTCACCAAGCCGCCTTCGGGCGGCTTTTTCGTGTCCAGCCCCCGGAACCAGCCCCACCACCCCCACCAGGGGCCCGGCGCGCGCGTTCGACACCCCGCCCCGCCCGCGATCTAGAGCGGTCAGTTTTTGTGCGCGCACGCGGTTGGGCCGCTGAGGCGGCAGCTACGGGGTTCGCGGCGATCTCATAAGTGCCTGCCACACATGCGGATTCCGGCGATATCTGCACGAACTGGCCGCAGCGCGGGGCCGCCCAGGCCGGCCTGAAGCACAGGGGGGGCGTCGGAAAAAGGTAACAAAGGTAACAGCCCCCATTTTGCGCTTCTAAGTCCCTGAATCTTGGGGGTATAGCTGTTACCTCGAAAAGGTAACAAGAGGTAACGCAAAAGGTAACAGGATCGCAAGTTGTTGAATTGCAAGGGTATAGAGAAAGGAGGGTGTTACCTTTATAAGAAGTAACGTTGTTACCTTTCCGTTACCTTTTTGCAACCTTTTGCGATCTCGGCAATTTCCCGGAAAAACAGGCGGTTAGAGTCGATTCTGCGGCTCCGTTACCTTTGTTACCTTTTTCCCAACCCCCCACCAATTCTAGCGCCGCCCCCAACGCGCGACGCACACGCACGCCGACGCGCGATTCGTTTTCGCGTCGGTTGCAGAGGATGAGTGCGCCGGCGGCCGCCGGCAGGGTTACGGGTTCTGAGCCGCGGTCGGGAGCTGGACGACGTTGTCGGCCTCGAGGGAATCCAGGTGATCGGCCCAGTGCTGCATCATTGCCGGGCGCTGGCCGGGCGCCATGTGCTCGGCGTGCGTGTAGACGCCGCCGATCCCCGGGAGCTTGTGCGACAGCTGCGCCTCGATCCACTCGCCGGGGTAGCGCAGCTCCTTCAGATCGGTGGCCACCAGGTGGCGCGTCCCGTGCGGCGCGTGGCGGCCGTGGTAGCCCATGCGGTTCAGGGCCCGCGTGAAGGCGGCGTCGGAGAGCGGTTTGGTCCGGTCGTTGCGGCCGGGGAATACCAGCGGCCCGGGGCCGGCGAGCGGGCGGATCTCGTTCAGGATGGCCACGGCCTGGCGAGGCAGGGCACGCGGTGCGGGCGCCCCGTCTTCATCCGCTCCGGCGGCACGCGCCAGATCCCCTCCTCGAGGTCGATCTCCTCCCAGGCCGCGGCACGCAGCTCGCCCGGGCGCGCCGCCGTGAGCATCAGCAGCTGGAGCCCGGCGCGCACGAGCTGGCTGCCCTCGTACGCGGAGATCGCCTTGAGCAGATCCGGCAGCTCATCTCCCGAGATGTGGGGATGGTGCTTCTGCTTCGACGGGAGCAGGGCGACCCCGATCTCGCTCAGCGGGTTCGTGGTCGCGCGGCCGGTGACGATGGCCAGCCGGTAGATGTCGCCGGCGATCGAGCGCACCTGGCGCTTGGCCTCGTGCTTGCCGGCGCGTTCCAGCTTGCGCAGGATCTCCAGCCATTCCATCGGCTCGATCTCGGTGATCGGGCGATCGCTGCGATGTTGTCGGCGACGCGGGTGAAGGTGTCGCACGGGAGGCAGTGCGGTTCGCCGGCGAGCTGGAAGTAGACGGCGACGCCGGGATCGTCGGGCTCGCGCGCGTTCGAGTACGGCAGGCCGTCTTGCCGGGTTGGGACGTTCGACGAAACGACCAGATGCTTGGCCGGTAGCTTCTTCGGCCCGATCTCGTCGTGCAGGCGCTGCAGCGCATCGGCCACGGTCAGGCGTCTCTGGGTGGCGATGCGCTCGCCTGTCTTCTTCGAGAAGCGAGCGAGCTCGCGCTTGCTCGGGTGCGTCCGATCGACACCCTCGGGCCACTGCAGGGGATAGGCTTCTACGGCCATCGCGTTATTCCTCCTCGTGCTCGAGCAGGTGAAACACCTCCGCGGCTGCTGACAGCAGCGCAGCCATCGCAAAGCTCGCGCACGTCGCCGGCGACGCCGTTGACCGCGACCGGCCAGGGTGACGGCGTGGCCTTGCCGCAAACCTCACAGCTCACGGCGCTCATGACGTTGAGGCCCCCGTGAGCCGAACCATCCCGAGATCCTCTTCGGGATCCGCGGGACGGGCGACGACGGTCCAGTCGCGGCGGCCGCGTAGGGTCGAGCGCAGGCTCAGGGCGTCGCGGCCGAGGTCGGCGGCGTGTTCTTCGTCGCGTGCGCGGACGTAGGTGGTTCCGAGGGTGCGCGGTTCGCTGCCGGTGGAGACGGCTTTCGCGGTCCATGAGGACAGGCCGTCGCGATATGTGGCGTGCGTCCGCTGTGCGGTTTCCGGGTACATGGGCTCTCTCCCAATCGGATCAGGTGGCGGAGGCGCTGGTGTCGGCGCCTCCGCCGGTTTCTTCGGCTTGTTCCGCCTCGAGCGTTTCCTGCACGTAGTCGACGTCGATCGCGATACACAGCTGCCGGATCTGTCCACGGATCTTGTCCAGCTCCGCCGGCATTGGGCGGTCGCTGAGGCGGTCGGCCGCGCGGTTGAGGCGTTGCGCCATTCGGTGCGTGTGCTCTCTCATTCGTCGGTACCTCCTGCCCGATCGCCGCGCAGGCGCTGCCCGCAGAAGGGGCAGAACTTGGCGATCACCGTTTTGGGGCCGTCGACGCCATCGGTCGACTCGGTCGCGATGATCGGGACGTCGACGGGGCCACCGTCGGTACCGTCCTCGGCCCGGTGGGTCTGGATCCGCTGGTTCCCGACGCGGAGCTGCTTGTTCGTGGTGTGCAGGCATGGGTGCATCGGCGGCTCCTCTACGCGGAGGTCTCGGCGCGCGAGCCTTCCTCGGCGGCGCGCTGAACTTCGCGCCATTCGCCGAGCGTGAGCTCGCGGAGACATGGGTGGCCCTCGAAGATCTTCGCTTTCGCGTCGTCCTTCTCGGGGACGGATACGACGAATCGGTCTCCGAACTTCTGGGCCGTCGCGACCGCGATGGTCATGCCGCGTTGGCTGGCGCCCTGGACTTCCCAGTTCTGCAGCCCGAACAGCTCGCAGAGCTGCTTCGAACTCGGCGGCTGGATATAGTCCAGCTGGTCGAAGATCTTCTTGCCCCATTTGCTCGAGCGCTTCGGCTTCCAGACGGCTTCGCCGCTCAATGCATTGCCTACCTTTATCCAGTACTCCCGGTCGGGCTCGCCGTCCTCACGCGAGAACCCGGCCAGCTCGCACCCCGTCCTCGGATGGTCGTACCAGGCGCAGTGCGTGAAGCCGTATTCTTCGGCGACCGCTTGAACCCTCTGTATCTCGGTGATGCGTTCCGACCAGATCGCCTCGCATTGGTCGACGGCTTCGCCGATGACTTCGAAGTAGCGGCGCACAGTGCTCATTGGTCTCTCTCCGGATCTACGCGGGTCACTTGCCCGTCGGTGAACTCAAGGCGCTCGCCCGTGTAGGTGAGCGTTTCGTGCTTTGGGTCGATCTCCTCGAGCGCGCTGACTTGTGCTTCCTCAACGCTCTCCGCCTCGACGACGATTTCGCCGACGTAGGTCGCGGCATAAACGACGCGGTAACGGTTCATCGGTCACCCCCGTTCCCCGCGCACTCGGCCGCGAGGGCCGCGTAGGCGACGTCGTCGGTGTAGTCGTCGGCGCGGTAGGCGCCGCTTGCGCCGCGGGCTTTCTTGAGCACGCTCATGAACTCCCAGCCCATGGTTTCGCTCAGCGGCGGTTTGCCCGCGTCGACGCGTTCTTTGATGGCCTTGCCGTAGAGCGCGTTGAATGCGGCGATGCAGCGGCCCATGGAGCGTTCGCCGCCTTCGCTGTCGCGCGAGCTGGCGCGTTCGCGCATCTCGTCGCGGGCGTGCGTCAGGAATTCCTCGGCTGTCGGCTCGCCGGCGCCGAGCGGTTCGATCAAGTCAGCGTGTGACACCTTGCTCTCCCTCGTTCTTGAAGTCGGACACCGCGTCGGCGTCGACGCAGACCTCTGCGTCGAAGGCCTCTCGGAGTGCCTGGAAGTTTTCTTGCTGGATGGTTTCGGCGATGTCGGGGCGGTTGCGCTGGATCGCTGCCCAGGCCGCGCGCTTGTCCGCCGGTGCGAGCCGGGTGATGTTCACCCGGCCTTCGTCGTCGGGCTGCAGTGTGTGCATCAGGTGCGCTCCGCGATGGACTGGCAGTCGACGCAACGCTGGACGCCCGGCAGGCTCTCGCAGCGTAGCTGCGGGATCTCTTCGTCGCAGTCGATGCAGTGCGTTTCGCTCTCGCCCTCGAAGCGCACGCGTGCCTCGAGCTGTTCTTCGTTCAGGCGGTGGGCGTAATCGCTGGCGATATCGGCGTCGTCGGCCATGGGGTTCTCCTTGTTCTCGTTGTCAGTGACCGTTCAGAACGGCCGTTCGTCGTCCGGGGCCTCTGGGTCGCCTTCCTCCAGGCTCAGCGCGCCCTGCCGCAACGCAGGGATCTCGAATTCGCTGATCGGGACATGGCGGAACGCTTGGGCGGCTGCCCGGGCGGTTTCCTCGGTCACCGGGTTGATCGCGTAGATCGCGGATGCGCCCAGGATCTTCGTGAATGCGGGGCGGTCAGCGACGGCCGGAGCGTCCACGCGGACGAACGAAGTGCCGCCGATCCGTTGCTCGGTGACCCGGCCGGCCATCCGCTGGCGCCCATGAGTTCGACGATCGCCCATTGATCGAAAGCGTCTTCGGACATGCTCATCCCTCCGTCTCGTTGTCGGCATCGAACGCCTCCTCGCGGTACCACCACTCGCGCCACAGGCCATCGCCGTCCTCGATGTAGAGGTGGACTTCGCGGCGCGGGGTCATGTCCATCTGCAGGACCGCGAGGGCGTCCGCCTGCAGGCTGGCGTCGAGGTTGCGCAGGCGGTTGAGCTCGAACGGCCAGGCGTGGGCGTTGTAGAGCCCGAGCAGGAAGCGCCGAATGTGCCGGGACTGGCCGCTGTTCTTCTGTGCGACCTCGACCAGGCGCCGGAGCGCGGGGATGCCCCCGGCTTCCTTGTCGGCCTGCTGCTGCCGCTGCGCGGCGATCAGTTCGTGGATGTCGTGGGGCGTCGGGGCTCCGGCTGTCGTGTGCTCTTCCATCGGGCTCTCTCCGTGGATCGTGGTCAGGACTGCTTGGCGAGCAGATCGGGGTGGAGCTGCTCTTCGGGGATGTCGCGGCGCGCTTCGTAGCCGCACCACTGCGCGTCGATCGCGTGCTGCAGGCTCGCCGGCGAATCGAACACGACGACCATCGCTGCCCGGTGGTGGGCGCGCTCGCCGTCGGGGGTGACGACGGTCAGCTCGCCGGCGTCATGCAGGGTGCCCTCGGGCACGCCGGGCTTCGGTGTCGGGGGCAGGGGGTTCGCCGGCGCGGCACCGTGCTCCCAGTGCGTACTGAGGATCTGCGAGATGAACCGGACGCCGTCTTCGGTCACCTCGGTGCGTCCGTACTCGGTCAGGCCGGTCACCGGGTGGTTGTAGCGGCGTTTGCGCACGACGAGGCGCGGGTCTTCGCGGTAGCGCCCGGCCGGCAGGTTCTGGCGATCGAGCGCGCCGAGTTCGCGCAGGTGGCGGGTCATGGTGTTGCGGCCGATATCCAGCTTGGCCGCGGTTTCCGACAGGCTGTAGGTGCGTTGGCTCATGGTCAGGACTCCCGCTCGAATACCCAGCATTTGACGGTCCGCCCGTCGTGGATCGTGGAGCGCACGGCACGGTTGGATTCGACGAACTTGCGGACCTTGCTGGCCTTGAGGTGGCGTTTGAGCTCGGTGGTCGTCGGGACGCGCAGCTTCTTCTCGGCGGTCACCTGCTCGAAGTGCTTGAGGTTGATCGCGATCTCTTTGTGGTCCGGCCGGTAGTGGTTCAGCACGGGGAACCCGGCGGCGTTTTCGACGTGGTCGAACGCCTCCCAGAACTCCTGGACGATCGGGTGGTCCGCGTTGATCGCCTGCTGGCGCTCGCGGGCCATGTCCTCGAGCAGCGTCATGGCTTCGCCGACGGCGCTAGACGGCAGCAGCCCGAGCCCGTTTGGGCCGAGGCACTCGACCAGGGCCATGAGCTGGCCGTGGTTCTTCGCGATGCGGTGCATGCGGATCTCGGGCAGGGAGGCGATGCCGTCCTCGTAGACGGGCGTCTTCTCCGCGACGAGGTCCAGCAGCTTGCGTTCGCGCGTGGTGGCCGCGAGCGCGAAGCCGCTGACGTCCTCGACCGGGATCCGTTCCAGTCGCTCGGAGAGTTCCTTGGTCTCGGGGGTGTGGGTCTCGCGCGTGAACTCGAGGTGGACGATGCGCTGCAGGATCGCGTCCGAGGCGTTGACCGCGGCGTTCTGGGAGATCACCACGGCGCCGCGGAAGGGCGGCTCGTAGGTGTCGTTGCCCGTGTTCTTGTGACCGCGTGCGCGGACGCTGCGGCCGTTGTACGCGGTCTTCAGCTCGTCCCAGTCGAACTGCCGGCCCTTCGCGTTCTCGGACTGGTCACGGTCGGACTCGATGAGCACGACCGGCAGCCCGGAGACTTGGGCGAAGTTGCGCGCCCGCGCCGCCTGGGTCGCCTTGCTCGGGTCGAAACCCTCGTAGTCACGCCGGCCGACGAGCTTCCAGAGGAACTCGATCAGCGTGGACTTGCCGGATCCCGGCTCGCCGACGATCTCGAGGAAGGGGAAGGACTTCTGCTCGGCGCGGATCTGCTCGGCGAACAACGAGCCGAGCCAGAACGCGATCGCCAGCACGCCCTGCGCGCCGAAGGCCTTCCAGACCAGGTTGGCCCAGTCGCTGCGGTAGGCGTCGCGGTCGTCGTTGATCGCCAGCGGGACCGACTGTGAGAGCGTCTTGAGGCTGAGCCCTCGGCGCAGCTCAAAGAACTCGTCGTCGTTGATCCGGTGGACCTCGCCGCCCTGGACGGCGAGGTCGCCGAAGATCCACGTGCCGTGCTCCCGCGAGTAGCCGATGAAGTCGATGGTGTCGACGCGGCGGATGTTGAACGTCTGCTGGCGCATCATCCGGTCGAGCTGCTGTGTGGTGCCTTCCCACAGCGCGCCCGGGGCGATGTGCATCAGCCGCTTCTTGAACTCGGCCGCGCTCGTGAGCTGTCCGGAGGTGAAGGTGTCCTGAACCGGTTGGCCGTCGTGCGGGAAGTTGACCCGGTAGTAGTACCAGGCCTCGTCTGTGATCGCGTTGGCCTGGTAGTACAGCGCCCGCGGCCAGCAGGAGGCGATCTCCGTGACCACGCCCGCCTGGCGCAGCGCCTGCTCGCGCTGCTCGGGCGAGAGCTGCTCGCCGTCGTCCGCGTCGATCTCCTTCACGGCGCGCTCATACTTGTCCATGTCGAGCTT